GTTGGATTGTGATCGATCCCGGTACAGCATCAGGAATGATGTTGAAGAAAGATTCAACATAACAATTAACTGTGCTAAACTTCTTGACATGAATAGACTAACCCAACTCAAAGCTAAGTTGAGGGCTGCACAGGCCGAACTTGCAATCCGCACCCGGACGCACAACAGTGCGAGTCGGGCTTACAACAAGGTGACTGCCCATATCACCGAACTGGAGAAACGCATTGCTGACCTGGAGAAAATTTCAAAGTAACCTGCCCAACTACAGCGAGGCTGACTTGTTGGCTTTGCTGGATGAGGAACGATTGAAGCACCGTAGAGTGACTATGCTGGAGCGTATCCACCAACGCTACTGCACCATGAGAGCCAATCGGGAACGGTTGGAGATTTTGAAAGAAGGAAAACGACCATGACCCTAATGCAACAATTTAAGAGGATGACCCGTCGCTTGACGCCAGTTGAGATGGCGGCTACTGAACTTGCAGAGGCTGAACTGCACCGCCTGGAAGCTCACAGTGCTATGGAATACGCCAGCAGTGTGGTGTCCTACGAAGACGCGCGTATCAAGCGATTGAGGAAGTTCTTAGCAGACGCGGAGAAGGCAGTATGAGCATCTGGCCCTTCCCAACTGAACTACCGCCTAACCGGCCTGTACCGCCAATGCCTTTCAACCCTGCAAACCATGAAGAGAGTCCGCTATGAGTATTTTGGAAGAGATCAAAGTCAATCGCACACCGACTCACATGGTGCGTACCCCGAGCCTCACCTTGAGCCGGGAAGCTCGGCAAAGCATGGGTAAGTACACCGAGCGCAAGAAGCTGGCTGGTGAAGTCAAAGCAGCAGAGAACGACCTGTGGCAGCGCGGCCAGTACAAAACGGGTGACGGCGACTACACCGCACAGGTGCCACGCGAGGGTAGCTTGAGGGCGTTCAGCTTGCCGAGCCGGGGGAATCGGACATGACACCAAACACAGGTGGTCCGGCGTTTCCTACGAGGCACACCGGCACAGGCATGACCCTGCGCGATTACTTCGCGGCCAAGGTGATAGTCCAATTCCTTGAGGTTTGCTCCACCCATACGCGGGCGGCTGAAGAAGCCTACGCAATGGCAGACGCCATGCTGAAAGCGAGGGAAGCATGAACGACCACAACCAAGACGACGAGATCGAAGACCTCTACAAACCCGACTGGCTTGCACTCAGTCTTGCGGTAGCGATCACCACGATCTCACTTGCTGCTTTTTGTTTCCTTGTGGGGTACTTGACATGACTGACCTAAGACAAGCCGCAATGCTGGCGCTTTCGGCTATTGATTTGTACCAAGGAAATGAACACTGCGAGAATGCGTTCTTAGCAGCGGGAGATGCCCTCCGCACCGCACTGGAGCAGCCAGAGCAGGAGCCGGTGGCGATACCTGACTGCGGAGAAGCCGGACACGCTGACGGAGCCTGCGGCACCAGCGAGTGTTTGCCAAGTTTTAGGCGCAAAACCACCCCACCCGCAGCACAAGCTGCACCTGTGCAGGAGCCGGTGGTGTTCTATCGTTGTAATGGTTGCGGTCATGCGTATGAGCAAGTGCATCCAACAAGCTGCGACTGCATGGGCGCTGGCGGGTTTGATCGGGTTGAGTATTTCACCACCCCACCCGCAGCACAGCGCCCGTGGGTAGGGCTGACGGATGAGGATGTAAACCGAGAGTCTGCCCCGATTACTTCACAAATGAAGCTGGCATTTCACGCTGGGATGTATGTAGCCCAAAAGATTCTACAGGAGCGCAACACATGAGCATCAAAGAGATTATTCAACAACTGCGCGTAACGATGGATGACGCCAGAGGGCAAGAATCACATTTTGATTCTTGGTTAACTCAAAACGAAGGTATCTGCCAAGCAATTGATTCGCTGAAAATTCTTGACACCACACCCGCAGCACAGCGCCCGTGGCAGGGGCTGACGGAGGAGGATTGGGATCATATTGACAACACGAATGGCACATCACAGGACACGTTTATACAAGGCGCTGCATGGGCAGCGGCGAGACTGAAGGAGCGCAACACATGATCACTGAAGACGATGAATTCAGGCGCATCGAGCGCGAGATCAAGTGGCGGAAAGAGAAAGCTGACGCCGAACTTATGGTGGTCTACTCATTGAGGCTGACCAAAAGCCAGCGCATCAAGCTACTACAACTAGGTGGGCCGCAGTGGATAAGGAATCAGATTGAACGATCTGCCTAACTTCTCGGCCTGGGAGCGTCAGACGCTGGACAGGTTCGCCCTGGACGCTTACCTGAGACTTCAGCAGCAGCAGGAAGCACTTGAGCAGCTACGCCAAGACTTGCGGGATGCCATGAACTTGCTACGCAAAAACCCGAGTTCCCTGTCGGTCGATAACTAACGCTTGGAGCCGAGGCTTGTCGCTGATGCTGATGTGCGTCCAGGCGTCATACTCGCGGATGATCTGATCAAACGGCAACTTGGCTGCGATGATCGTCCTCACAACGGCATCAGGAGCCATCCCAGGCACTCGGAAATCACAGGCTAGTCCTTGCCTATGCTGGGAGGTATCTTTGCTGCCTACAGCGTCATTTACGGCCTTGCTGCGAAAGGCTGAGTTGATCATTATGGGCTTGCCGCCCAGTGTAGTTTTGACAGTCTCCAGAAACTCAGCCAATCTCTGAAGGTTTGCCAGTTCCTGCGCGTTGGGGGTGTTGTCTAGACTGCGGTGATCAGTGTGCGTTAACTCTGCAAGTGTGAAATGCGGGGTCATTTTTTGCTCAACAAATCAGTTTTGGCTTGGCTGCCAGCAGAGGAACCAAAGTAGTAAGCAATGATGCCCGTCCAGGCTGTACCAAGACTGCCCAACATCATCAGGATAGCTGGGTTGGCGCTGTCAATCTTGTTGAAGAACATCATCACCATGATGCTAAAGAATCCAATGGTGACAGCGCCAGCAAGCAATGGCGGCATCATTGAGCGAGTCGTGGCCTGCATATCTCTTGCGCTCTTGCGGTCTTCAACCTCTAGCTTTTCAAAGTTCAAGCCAAGTTCTTGCGCCTGCTTTTGGAGTTCAATCTCAGCCAGCTTGACTTGCGCGATCTGGTCGGCGGTTAGCTTGTTGTTGCTGATTAGGTCACCTACCTTTGCTTCATCCACGCCAATCGCCTTGGAGATAGCAGACACAGCCATGCCAGCCAGGGGGCCACCAAGCGCCGTGGCAATCGTTGGTGCAATCTGTTTAAGCCAGTCCATTATTTCTCCAATAAAAATGACAAGTTTGCATGGCGAGGATACTGCACCACTCGCTCACCCTCTGGGCATTTGTACTTGATCGTTGCCAACAAAGTTGCTGCTCCAGGCGCAATCTTCTCTTTTCGCACCATCGTTAACTGGTAGGTAAACGTATCAATCTGTGGCCCTGCTGGGCCGCTGAATTTGCTTGCTGTTGTCGTTGCTTCATGCACCATCCCAGCGGCATCTCGGATGCTTGGCGTAAAACTCTCCACTGAGCAATCATCACGCTTTTTGATTCGGGCCACTGTGACGTTGATGGGCTGTCCAGCGGCTGCTGTAATCTTAAAATGCTCTGGCGCCCACTCCAATATAGCCCGGTCAAACCAGCCAAACTTGTCTGCCAAGGTGTAACCGCCGCCAATGGCTGCAATGCTGGCCGCGACTGCTCCAATGGCCTTGGTGACGTCAATCATTTCTTCCAAAACTGTACAAGCGAGAACACCACCGCAACCGCCGCCCATATGCCGACGCCACGGTTAACCCACTGATCGACTTTGCGGTCAACGCGCTGCAACATGGCATCTTGCACACTTAGCTGCGCTTCAACAGCACCGATACGGACACCTTGGTTAGCTTGCCGTTCTTCAATCAAGATCAGCTTGCCCACAGCGTCGGTCAGCTTGTCAACTTTGCTTTCAAGGCGACGGAAGTCATCGTCAGTCATCTGAATGTCCCGTTGTTGATAGCGTCCAACAGACGCTTGCCGTACTTCTCCACCGCCGCCTTGGTGATGACGTACTCACCGCCCTGTAACGCCCCGTAGCCGTCATCTGGAGCAGGCGCACGGCCCATCAGACGGTCGGGCGTAACCATGCCGCCTTGGTTGTAACCCAGATCAGAAGCAGATTCAGGACTGCCGCCAAATTCACCAGTGCCAACGCCGCCACCAAAACCGCCACCAGCGCCAGCAGGACTGCCACCAAATCCGCCGCCAAAAGTGTCCAAAGCCGTTCCGGTAACAGATGGCTGCGACACTGGTGAACTCATAGCTTCATAAGCCATAGGGGCCAAACCCGTCCCAGTAATGCTTGGTTGCTCCATTGGGCCACCAACGGTAGGGCCACTAAAGCCTAGCCTGTCGCCGCTGTCATCAACGTAATTATCAACGGTTGGAGCATCGTACAAGCCTTTCTCACTAGCCTGAAACCCCTGCCTAGCCACATCCATCGCCGCATTCGCAGGCGCAAGCTGAGACTTGTCATACTGAGACATGGCGTAGCTGGCTAAATTTCCAATATTAAGCGCCTTACCAACACCGGGAACCATGCTAAGACCAAAACGCGCCCCTGGCGACATATTGTTATAGAAATCCCGAAAGCTAGACCTATCTTGCGCGGGGCCTAGCCCCATTGGGCCAGATGGCGGGGTGTTACCAACACCTTGATAGCCCTCGCCACCCATCATGTTCTGCCGCTGACGCTTACGCAGCATCTCGTTGAAAGCATTGAGGTAGTACATATGTGTTCCTACTGCGTCATGGCGTTTTGGTTCTGCGGCATAGGTTCGGCGCGGCGTGACATTTCATTGCCTAATTGCGCCGCAGCACGGCCATAAAACTCAGGCATTTGATTCATTTCGCGCCCCCGACGCAAAAGCATGGCAGACTCTACCATATCAGCGGCCTTGGCCGGACTGGTCATTTCGCGGGCAATTTCCATTGCAATTTTGTCGTCCATCCTAAGCGCAAGTTTTTTAAACGTATTGTTAAAAATTGTGATTGGGACAGATAAAAAATTAGGCAATGGCAAGCCTATTTCGCGGCCTGTTTCAGTTCCCAACCCGCGCACTTTTATGTCAGTTTTTGCGCCTGCGTCAACAAGACGCTGATAATTGCCTTCGCGCAACAAGTCATCACGAACCGAGTTTACGTGCGACAGTTGTTGAGGTGTAAACCCTTTAGTCAACTCAGAAATTCGTTTTTCAATTGCCAGAGCATTTGAGCCGGGGGGCAGTGGCGGCGCAAGTTTGTTTTGGCTAGACGCTGCAAGCAATTCAATTTTTGCTAAACGGGCTGCATCTTTAGCCACTGCATCTAGTCGTGGGCTAAGGCTCATGCCCGCACCATCCAAAATGCGAATTGGGTCAGCGTATTTCTTTAAAAATTTAGCGTGTGCGTCTGGTGTTACCCGGCCTGCTGCGTCAGTAACCTCTCTGCGGTACAAATCTTCAATGCCTGCCCGTGCTACGCGAGTTGCGTCGGCGTTTTTACCAAACATCGTCACAAACTGCTGGGCTTCCCGTTCACCTTTAGGCTGGAAATAAGTCTTGATTACGTCGTCAGGATTAAGCCGAGGTTCGTTAAGTGATGTTTGCTTGAATAGGTTTGCGTTAACGCCAGTTTTAAACTTAGGCGCGTACTCTGTGCGGTATGTGTCAAGCGCCTCTTTGTACAGTGTTTTTGCATCCGCAGGCAAGGTAGAACTACCATTAACAGCATCGTCAATTGCTTTATGTAGTTTGCCTAAATTTCGGAGCGTAACGGCTGCTGAAGGGTCACTAGACCTAGCTGCGGACGCAATATCAGCGTTAATGGCTTTGCGAACGTCATCAAGTTCTGCCAATGTAACTTCAGGCGCAGGCTTTGAAGGCGTAGCTGTTTTTATGCGGGACGCCACTAAACCAGAACCAATAGGTTTTGCTACAGGCGCGGAGGGCTGTAAAGAAAGCAGCTTAGAGACTGTTGATGGCGCGGTGCTTGGGTCAAACGTTGACAGCTTACGACCAAGAATAGATTCGGCCTCGTCGATCACGTTTGTGACGTTAATCTTGGCATCGCCAGCCGCCGCAAACGCTCGGTTGTACGCAGGTTCGGTAATTGTTGCTTTAGCCGTTTGTTGTTCAGCCTTGGCCGCATTAAGCAAAGTTTGCCCTGCATCACGTTGGCTTACCGAAGTTAAGCCTCTGTCAATTTGCTGTTTGATCCTATCTGCGGAAGATTTGAACTTTGCTTCAGCGCGAGTTTGTTGAGCCAATCGTGCTTGATTTGTTTGCGCCGCCATATCGGCATAAGTGTCGGTCATGGCAGGAACTTCTAACGCTTTGGCTTGTAGCGTAGAAAACCCCGTGCTGCCTGCTGGCGATGCAACTTCACCTGCTGTTGGGGCAGCGCCAGGAACGGCTGAAGGTCGGCCCCTTAGAGCGTTAACAATGTCGTCGCCTTTGTTGCCAATGGCTTTAAGGTAAGTATCCAACTTGATGTTACCCAACTTGCTGCCGTATTCCATAGCTTTGCCAACCGCAGGCGCAATAAGGCCTCGCCCCGCAGCTTCTTCAGATGCACCCACGAGTACATTTTTTGCTTGACGAACAGCGGATTCAGACAGCGTTTCTGGCGCAGCGTTGCCTGCGGCCAGACGCATAAGTTCTTTAGCGCCTGCGTAACCAGCGCCAGACCCAAGCACCATGCCCGCCGGGCCAGCGGGTATGCCTAATGCCCCGCCGCCAACAGTGCCCAAGGCTTCAACAGTAGGCGCTATAAATTCCGCAATTGCTTGCCTGCGGGTTGGTGCAGAGTTTTGCCGAGCCGTGGCCGCAGGAACTGGCCCGCCATAGCCCGGTATTTGTTCTACTAGAGATTTAGGTTGTGCAGGCGCAGCGCCAAATGTCTGAGCAGCAAACGATTCAATTTGAGCAGGCGTTGCATCATCTGGCCCTTCAAACACATGAACCGCGCCATCCGGGCCTTGAACACGGTATTTAGTAGCCATTATTTGCTTTCTTTACCAAGATATTTGAACCCGCTAGTGCCTTGTGGGGCCGCCGCAGCCGCAGGCGTCTTGGTCTTAATTGCTGATTTTGGCGGGGGAAGATTAGAAAACTGAGGGAACCTTTCAAAATCTTCACCAAATTGTCGTTGATACCCATCTTGAATGCGTTCCATCGCACCTTTTGCTTGCAATTCAACTAAATCTAATTGATTTAAAAGTGGCCCCGTACCTTTTACAGGATCAATATTTGCAATTTGATCAGAGAGAATTTTCCATTCTACGGTAGCAATTGATCCAATAGCGCCGCTAGCCGCCGCCGCCGCTTTACCAAGCGCGGTAACTTTGCCTTTTAAGTTGGCTAATCTTACGTCGGCAGATGCGGCTGCGCCTTCAGAAAAAGATGGTAACTGGCCTGAAAAGCCAGTTGCGCGAGACAAGCCAGGCTCAGATTTTACAAACAGTATGGAATCAAGAACATCTTGAGTTGTTTGCAAAGCACCTTGAGCATTCTTAAATTCTTTTCCAAGCGTGTCTCGACGCTTGGTTTCTTGCGCGGCAGTTAGCGGCTTGGGTTGTGCTGCCGGTGCCGCTGGGCCAGCAGAGCGTTCTTGCGATTGCGCCAACTGCGCTTGTGATGGCGAAATATATTGTTGCGTCTGACGGTCAAACACTAGCCGTCCTACAGGCACAAAACGATCTGACATCGTAGGGTTGGCAACTTTTAGAGATGCTTCATACTCTTTTGACAACCGGGTTACCATTGCTTTCGCGCGGGGGTCAGATGACTCGCTAAGAGTGTCAATTTCAAAAGCTATTTCTTGAGGTGTTCTACCACCAATTGCAGGCGCAACCATTGCGTTAGCTTGATTCTGGTTTGGCATCATTTGGTTAGAGCGCACTGGAGATGTTACCGCGCCACTAGGTTGTAAACCGGCAGGCGCAGCAGCCATGCCAGATGGGCCACCCTTAACTCTTGCCAAAAGGTTTTGAAACCCTTTTTCAGACGCTTGGCTTTCAATAAACTTGTCAGCGCCTTTGGCTTCTCTTAGCAAGTAAGCCTGAAAAGCAGTAGGCTCGTCAGGAACTTCAGCCAAGTCTGCTTCTACGCTGCCAAACTGTTGACTAATCCGTCCCAGATACGGGTCGTTATGTCGCGCCCGGACAATGGCACGGGCCTCGTCTGGAGTACGAGCGCGGAGCAGCGCATCACGGGAAGCCAGTGTTCGTTGTGTGACCATCGCCGCATCAGCCGCTCGCTTTTTATCAGCCTGACCAGCGGCAAACTCCTGCTGGCGCATACCAAACTCTTGCTGGGCCTGCGCTGCTCTCTGCTGGGCCATTGCATTGGCCTGCATTTTCTCTTGGCCTTGCGAGTAGCCCTCAAAGAAATTTGTCGGGCCACCTTGGTCAAGAACTCCAAAATTAAGTGCCATGATATGTCCTTAACCGTAGTTATATGGGTCGATAAAGTTAACACCCATTCTTTGGTTGTATTGGCCGGGGCCGTAAAAACCACTGACTAGGCTGTTAAAACCACCAGACCCAAAGGCTTTTCCAATGTCGCCGTAAGCCGACTGCCTAGCGCGTTCGCCAGCTAGCATAGCGTTGCCAGTGTTATAGCCTTGGTTGGTCATTAAATTCCCAGCGTTAGTCGCGTAGTTTTGACCGGCAGTGCCGATTTGAGTGCCTGCTGTTTGGCCTACATCAGCAAGCCCCGCCAAACGGTTGTAGCCAGTGTTGGAACGCGCTACGTCAGCGTTGTAGCCTGTTAAAGCGCGGTTGTAGGCGTTGCCGTATTCTTGCGCTCCCATGTCCTGCCCATAGCGCGTAGCTGCTCGTAAAGCACCGCCAGAGATCAGGCCGCCACGGGCTGCTGCTTGTCGGTCAATTGCCCTTTGGCCTTCTGCAAGCCTAAACGCATAGCCTGGGTCAGCTTGGTAGTCACTTGCGCCAAACCTAAACGCCGCTGGTTGTGCAAACGCGCCACTCTGCATTTGAGCTAGTGCGTTGGTGCCTGCTGCCAATCTTGGTTGTTGTCTAGCAACGCCTTCCTCGTACATCCGCCTTTGCAGTGCCAATGCTTCGGAAGATTGAGCGTTGGCTGCATTGGTAGCTTGTTGAATAGCACCCGTTGCCCCACCGCCTGTGGCTTCTTCAAGACCGCCACCAAGTGCAGCACCCGCAGCAGCGCCTGATGCACCACCAAAATAATATCCCGCCGCAGCGCCTAATAGTTGACCCCAACCCATAATCGTTCTCCTTGTTACCCAACCTAAGTCGCAGGAGTTTGCGCTGTAAGCAAACCGTTTGTAAAAGTCATGCTGCCGTCTGCGCCGAGTGCAGTCAGTTTAGCAGTCACAATTGTGGCGCTAACGCCAGCGGTAGAAGTACCTGTCCCACCGTTGGCTATGGGCAGGATACCACTGACTTGCGTAGTCAGACTCACCCCACTCAGCGTACCACCAAGGGTCAAGTTGCCTGCTGTGGTGACTGTGCCTGTCAGCGTGATGCCATTGACCGTGCCAGTACCGCCTACGCTGGTCACTGTGCCAGCACCTAGGTTGGCTCGGGCTGCTGCGGCTGTTGTAGCGCCAGTGCCGCCGTTGGCTATTACCAATGTGCCTGCCAGCACCACCGCACCAGTTGTTGGGCTGCTGGGCGTAAACCCAGTTGTTCCTGCGCTGAAACTTAACAGGCCGCTGGATGCCACGGTTATCGTCCCAGCGCCGTTGGTCACGGTGATGCCAGAGCCAGCCGTCAAGGTGTTGAGCGTGTAGCCCGTGCCGTTGCCGATTAGCAGTTTGCCGTTGGTCGGAATTGTGCCCAGCCCCGTGCCGCCGTTGATTACTGGCGTGATGCCGAGGCCAGAGCCGGTGATGGTGTAGACGTTGTTCAGCCAACGAAACCATTGGGTCGTGATCTGCCCGTCTTGGGTAAAAGCAACCCGAGGCGCAGGGATTTGGGTGATGTCTGCCATATCAACTTGACGTTGGACTCAGCACCAACTCAGCGCCCATGATGGCAATCTTTACCGGGTCAGTGCCGCTGACCTCGTAGACCCGATCCCTGGACGAACCAAGCCGCCGCCAAAACGTGCGGTAGCCGTACTCACCGATCTTGCCCATGCTAGTCCAATGCTCACTTGACCAAGTGTGACCGCTATCGTCGCTCCAACGCAGCATGACCTGCGGGTCATAGCCTGGTGTGGCTGGGAATTGCTCAGTAACAATTTCAGCGCCAGCCGTATCAGGCCCAGAATAAGCAAAGGTTACTAACGATTCAAAACCATCGCCAGCTTCGGTAGTAATCTCAAGGCCCGACTCGGTTGCCAGATATTCCCAATCAAACTCAGCAATCAGTTGGTAGCTTGGCCCTGCTGGTGGGACGTTTGCCGACTCAGTAAGGATGCCGTCAGCCGTTTGCTCTGGTGTAACGCCCAGCCCTACGCCTGTTTCAGCGTCAAGTTGCAAGGTGTGGTGGGCTGTGCGTTTTAGGTTGTTCTGGCCTGACGGCAGCGCCCTCCATGAGCGCAGCCACTTTTGGATGCCGCCGTTGTCAGCGTACACATCCAAGTCAAAAGCGTAGATGTTGCCGTTAACGTAGTCACCAACCACAATTTGGCTGTTGAACGCTATCTGGCAGTTTGACCTGTGGCGCATAAACAAGCCATTGTCAAACCCAGCACGTTCGTGCCATGCCTGCGTAGACACATCGTAGACCCAAGTAGCATTGCCAGTGGGGAATGTCAGCACATAAAAAGCATGGCCTTCTTGCTGGTAGGTGTAGGCAATTGCGTCAGAAATGTCGCCGTACTGGGCAATGGCAAACTCAATGGCATGGGTGCTGACCCGAGTGCCGGTGTAGCCATTGGCCCGGTAAACGATGCCTTGGCCTCGCGCATCTGCGCCTAGCCAGAAGATGCCGTTGTCCAGCTTGGCAACAGAGAAGGTTGCAGCGCAGCCAATCTCATTGAACGCACCCTGGATCCGAGTCATAGGGAAGTCGGCGGCGCCAGAGTCGTACCAGACCTCGACTGAGTTAGTGCCAAACAGCCAAATCTGCCCGTGGTCAATGATCATACTGACCAAACCGTCAGGCGAACCCTCGGCGCTGGCGAAGTCAAGCGGGTCAACGGAGGATCCGTCCAGCAGTTGCGTTACCCAGAATACCTGGCTGTTTGGTTGGATGAAGACAAAGTATCCGTCTAGGTAGCCAACTACCAACGCGCCAGCAAAGTCAACGTCAGTGATCTGGGCAAAGACTGCCGTGCTGCTGTTGTAGATGTAACCCGGCCCATTGGCTGCAATGAACAACTGAGTGCCGTTGTCGCTCATGCTGACCGGGCCAGTGCCTGCTACCGTGCCGCGCAAGGTGGCTACATAGGCCGTGGTGAGGCTGTAGAGTTCCGTGCCACTAACCACATAGGCAACGCCGTTAAACGTCCACAAGCCCCGTATTGGCCCTGTCCCAACCGTTGCCAGCAAGTCAAGCCCAGGCGCCCGGTTTAGAAACCCGCCTGTCTCTCCTCCGTCTGGGACGACTTCTGGGAAAAGGTTGACCATCCTGTTATCCGCAGCATTAACGCTACGGGCAACATAGGCGCTGCCCAATATAGGCGTTTTCATTACGCAGCTACAGCCTTGATAACGGCAAAGTTAAAGACCGGCGTTTCAGTAGTAGTGCCGCCAGTGGTGCGGAATGTCAGGTTAAAACTCCCTGCTGCCACTGCCGTAACCATCAGGTCGTACAGATCCGTTCCTGACTTTTGGTTCAAGATGATGACATCTGTTGCCGCTACAGTGCTGTTGGTCACGGTAAAGGTTGCCGCAGTCGTTGTTCCTGCTGCGCTAAATAAGGTGATTGCGCCTGTGGTTTTGTTCAGCGTTACACCTGTGGTGCGGCTGGTTGCTTGGGTAACAGTACCGCCTGCGCCTGTTGCGTAGCCAACGCCTGCCGTGCCAGAGGATGTAATTGCGCCCGTTGCTGCCAAACTCGTTCCGGTGGCTGCACCAATTACTGGTGTCACCATGACCATGCTGGTCGATGTGCAGGCCGAAATGACGCCACTGGCAACCGTCCCCAACGCAGGCGTCACCAATGCAGGGCTGGTAAACAGCAGGGTCTTGCTGATGCTCTTGGTTGTGCCAGATTGGACAAACGGAACAATGTCAGCAGCGTTGATGACGGTAGCAACGGGCAGACCGGAGATGGCAACGGTAGTCATGATTAAAAGTTCCCAGCGTAGATGTTGTAGCGTTGACGATTGGCAACAATGCCGTAGGGCATTGCCATCACATCGTCAGGGTTGTTGATGCGCTTGATGTTGCGCTTGGAGGTCATGGCAATGCGCGAGACTTGGGGGCTTGGCTCGACGCCAAACTCAGCGGCAATCTCACAGGCTAGATTGAACCTAAAACATCGTAGGTAGCCTGGAGGGAAAGACAGCGTAGTCGCCAGCACTGCTGGCTGCGTCAATTCCTCTACCGACACGATGTGCCATTCCAGTGGCGCAGTAGGCACAGGGTACACCGTCATCGTAATGTCGGGGTAGCCCATGTTGACGTACAGCACCTGCGGGTAGGTGCTGGTTGTATTCTTGACAGCAATGCCGTTGTACTGCTGCTCGTTGATTATCTTAATGCCATACGAAGTACCGTTTGAGGTATCTTTGAAGTAGGTGGCATCGTTAACCAAAACAGGCCGATTGCCAACAAAGTTACCTGTCGGGCCTAACGTGCGTGTAGCTTGATTTACAGGCCAAGTGAACACTTGGTCTTGCGTGGTGAACACCGACAAACGCTCAGTGTTCCATGAGTCGATCATCTGGTTGAGCGCCGACAGTGCGTCAGCAGAGGTAGCGGCTGAAGGTGTCTCCGCCTCTGCCAACATCCCAATCAGGCGTAACGCCCCGTTTATCTGGTCGCCAGCAGATGTGGTCATACCTATGCTCCTACGTCAACAACCTCAACTCGGGGTGGCCTGCCACGGGGACGTTTCATTTCGTTCACCGTGACAGGCTCTGCATCTACATCAAACCTCACCCAGCCGTTCTTTTCGTCATAAACGGCTTCTGCTTCCATACACGCAACTTTTGTCCCATGCACGGGGTGACGTAAGTAAATGACTGCCATCTAGCTTACTTCAAAAAGGCCGAGTAAGCAGCATCGCCAGTTTTTACGAAACGGTAAGTGTGTGCGCCATGACGGGCAATTGTTACCGAACCAAAGACCGTGATACCTGTGCCGGTTGTGACCGGAACAGTAGAAGAAGCACCAGAGTTGTTGTCGTTGCAAATGGTCAGTTCAAAAGACGAACCAACTTTTGCGCTTGTGATAGCTGCGTCAAGCAACGCTGCGGTGGGCAGCGTTACAGTCAACGTAGCATCCGAGGCTTTTTTGCAAACAACCAAACCAACTGCCACTTGATCCGCAGTCAAAGTTGTGTCGCCGGTCAAAGTAGTTGGGATGGTTTGAACCCCCATTACTGCTTCAAGTAGGTTGCCGTCACCAAGTTGTTGACCGCCTGCACCATTAGGGAGAGCCATGATAATTTCCTTTCAAATGAGTTAGATCAACCCCACAGACGGCAAGCCATCTGGGGACGAATAGTGCTGAAACCGTACAGTACGTCAATACGGCAAGGCATACGGTCGTTGTTGATGTCGTAAGCACGAACCACACGCATACTGATGCCGTTGTGGTTTGCACGAGCAGCCATGTCAACGCCCTGGGGCATAACGAGGTCAGCAGTAGCAAACGTGATGGCGTCCTTGTGGTAGATCATGTTTTGCGGATAGGCAGTAGACGCCGTACCAACAAAGGTCACGGCAGCGTTGTCAGCGGGAAAGCTGTTAACGGTAGCCAAGGCGCTTGTGCTGGTGTAGATTGGTGGGCTGATTGCCATGTTTGCCAAAGCATTGCTAACGCCAGTTTGTGCGGCGGTCACAACAAATTGCTGTAGCGAACCAGTTGACTCACGGGTCTGTGGGTTAACTGCAAACACGTTTGCAATCGTAAACACATCACCAACAGTCACCGTGTCAGTCGCACCAGTCAGGCCGTCAATGCTGATGGTCGATTGGCCTTGGGTGCTAACAGCACCGTTAACCAAAATCGTACCAGCACGGGAGCCGGTGGTATGAACCTTGATGGACTGGCTCATGTTGATTTCGTCAAAGCCCAACACGCCAGTACCCATCATGCCGTTCTTAAACTGCTTGCTGATGGTGTCGGTAGGATTAAAGAAACCAGACAGGCCGTTGACCAAGCCAGCGTTAGCAGCAGGGTTGACGGTAGCGTAGCGAGGAGCCATACCAGCAGCCGATTCGTTGAGTTTCTGCTGCGCTTGCAACAGAACCAAAGCGGTAGCGGGAGAAGTGCCGGGAGTGCCTACGGTGTTGAAAATGGCTTTGTAGGCATTAGCAACGTCAGCGTCGATGCTGGAGGCCAACTGAGAGATACGGGGCTTGAGAACCCGGTCTGCAAAGTCATCCAACGACAAAGTCAACTCAGCGGTGGTGAAGTTCACACCAATGTGCTTTTGGGTAGAAACCGTCAGCGTGGTGCTTTGCTCGGCATCGTCCTGCACTTGCAGGGCTGCACCGTCAGTCACCAGCGCCCGATCAGGCAGGCGAATACGCAGGGTAGAGCCGATTTTTGCACCACTAACAGCAAAGCTGTCATCGTACTGTCGGTTTACGTTGCGGGTGATTACTAGGTTGTTCTCAAGAATCTCAAGAGCCTTCCGAGTAATCATGTCAATGGTAAGAATACTGTTAGCCACGATTTTTCCTTAGAAAATAAATTAAAACTTTCGCGCCTGCAACGCTTTCATTTGTCGCGCTCTGTCGGCCTCAATCCACTGGCTGGTCGTCATGGTCTTGATAGACCGTGGGTCAGTTGTGTCAAAAGACCCAGAACCCACCCCTCGGGCGGTGACTGGTGAAATCGGTTCAGGCGCACCAGAAGTGCGCTTTTGGACGGGGTTCTCGGCTAACCTAGCCTCAAGCCGTCCAATCTCTTTGGCCTGCAAAATAGGCGCTAGTCGAGAAATACGATCTGCCTCTTTCGGATTTGAGCCAAGGTGATAAACCAAGTCAGGCCCAATGTCCGACGATTGAATCGTCTGTGCCATCACGGTTGTAATCTTCAGGCTGGGGTTGTAGGCAACTTGTTCAAAGTCGCTGTACTTAGCCCTAGCCGTTTCTTCACGCTCGTGATACCCATCAAGAATCTCAGCTTGCTGTTTCTGGAGTTCCCGCTGCTCAATCAGTTTGTAAGCCTTGGCCTCTGCGTAAGCATCAACCGACTCAAACTGATCTTGCGGAGGTAAGTCCACTGCCACTGCTGGCGCAGGCTGTCGCTCTCGTTCCCACTTTCGCTGCTCTCTTGCGAGGCGTTTACCAATAGCGGCGTCAAGTTCCTCTTGCGAGAATGTCTTAGCTGCTACTTCCGGCGTTTCAACTACAGGTTCTGGAGTAACCGCCGTGGTTTCCAGTTCCGGCGCGGGGGCTAATTCCGCTACTTGCTCTACATCTGACATTTTTGAATCCTAAGATTCCCTGGTCATTGGGCCAGTACAAACATTATAGTCCTTGTCCAGGTGTGACGTAAAGAACACAAGAAGACGCCGCTGTTGCGGTAAAGAATGAAGTAGGCGGGAAGTTAAACACTTCCACGGCGCCAGCCACAATAGGGATGCCGTTGCCGGTGGTGGTGACTGCTGCGGCATTGGTAACCGCAATAGCCGCTGTTGCACCAACGCCTAAGAAAGCCGTTACCGACCCCACGTTAACCACTCGGTACTGGTTGGTGGGCGGTGTGACTGCCGTAAAAGTCGGCAGAATCTGCGCGGCTGTTGGGGCGCTTGAATTAGCGGTAATCACAACGGTTGGGCCGTTTGGAAAAAATGCGGATTGTTCGTTAGCCATGTTTGTCTTTCAAGGTTGTTCAGCGGCTCGTGCCTCAACTTCATACGGATTCATTTTATAACCATAGCGCAGTAGCCAGAAGCTGTACTTAATTAGGTACACTAGTTTGCCATCGCGCTGCATCTGCTCCAAGTGTTTGCGTTCGTGGCGTATCAATGTTTCGTGCGTTTCATAGCCTGGCGCCATGTAAATGACATTCCAAAAGCTAGTCCAGCCTTGAAATCCACATGCCTTCATGTAGAGCAAGATTGGGCCAGAGGCAGTGCGGATCATGGCTTTGCAGTAGCTTCCTGTGCAGCCTTGTAAGCTGTCACCACAGCAGCCGTGTGCGTTGCTTTGCAGATAGCCTTTACTCGGGCATCCTCGGCGCTGTAGTCGTCACCGGGGGCAACAACGTGGCGGTGGAACGTGCCGCTGATCTGCTTGCCATCTTCCATGATGGCGGTCTTAGTGCGTACTTGCACAGAGCCGTTTTCGATCACTTCGATACGGTCAACGATTTCAATTTTTTCTAAAGCCATTTTGATACTCCAATCAAAACCAAATTCCAGTGAGCCGCACTGATACGGTTAAAGATTACCTTCAGATACCCATGTACCCGGACTTCCAGCTACAGTGTTGCGCCAACCTTTTGGGCTGCCAACAACAGGCACGGACTGAGCAATTCGATCACCAACCTGCCAACTGCCGCCTGGGGGTGTTGAATTAAGACGCTGTTCAAGGTTTACGCCAGCAACACTATTACTGATTTTTGCTGTATTAGCCATATCAAAATCATTGCTATCGTCAAAATACACATTGCTGCAAGTACCGCCTGATAGAAAACGATAAAGAGTTCCTGAACGCGATACATTGCCAGCCCCTCGAACATTTGAGCAGTCTTGAACGTACAAACCAATATAACCTGCTCCACAAATGTTGTTTGAAACAGTTGCACGGTCAAGATTGTTTAGATTTATGCTGACACTTAAAGCGCCAGTGCTAATCAGCGTGTTACCGCTAAACGTACCTGATATAGTTGTGCCTGACCCCGATTTATATGTGTATATCTGGGCATCATTTCCACCTTGAACAACGTTACCCGTCACAGTAACGTTAGCCATACCAGATGCCGATTGTACGTTTAGAACAATTCCACCCCTTGCTACGTTTGTCGGAGCAGAAACAAAATTTCCAGTAATTGCTGTGTTCGCACAGTCAATTCCAAGAATGCCGTGTCCATTTGTAGAATCTGAATAATTAACAATGTTTCCAGTTACTGTTGCGCGCGCAGTGCTAATGACGATTCCACTGTATTTGTTTGTTGAAACTTTGTTATTTGACACAACCACTGGTTCAAGTGTCTGACCAAGCGCAATATCAAATGAAATTGAAATGCAAGCGGGGCTGTTTGTTCCAAGGGTTGTATTTTGACAGCAATCTTCCAAAACATTTTCGGTAACAATGCATCCACCAGCAGACTGAACGTAAATTCCATTGCCACTAGCACCACTTAAAGCAGAGCCGAGAATTCCAAATATGTGATTTTCTTGGACAATGCTTTGTTGATTTCCGGGCGTAACCTGATAAAGCACAACGCCGTAACCAGTTTTTGGATTGATTAAGTTTCCAATAATTTTATTTCGGTAAGGTGTTTTTCCTGCACTCGGGCCTTGGGCAAATATGCCAATCGTACCGCTACCAAAACATCGGTTGTTAGAAACTGTGTTGTACCAAGCATCGTTATAAACGCCGATGTCGTGCGCGTCTGGGTGTGTGCCAAGCGTGTCGTGTACATAACAGTTTGTCACTGTGCAGTAATCGGACTCATTGAGAAAAACTCCAGAGTATTGCATACCTTCAAATTCAACGCCATCAACCATGCACTGAGTACAAGTGTTTAAGTTAATACCGCCATTTAGTCCAGTAGCCCCCGCTGCGGTGTACTTAAACTTACCGCCAAAAATCTTTATGTTAGTTTTTGAAACAGCAGAAAACAAGGAAATGCTTGTGGTTGCCGATTGCACAATAGCTTGCGGATCAAATTGTATTTCAATGTTTGACGGCAAGTTAATAGCAGCCGTAATAAGATATGTACCTTCAGGAAAAAAACATGAACTTCCCTCTGATGCTGTTATTGCTGCCTGAATAGCAGTTGTTGAGTCTGCAACTCCTGAAGGGTCAGCGCCTTTATCAAGCACGTTGATCGGCGCACCCTCAATCATCGAATAGGATACTTTGGTAAGCGACATATCAGTAATCCTTAAACTTCGTACGAAAGGGAAAGACAGCAATAGTCATTAGCAATAACATATGCTGATCCTGAAAGTTGAACAGTAGTTCCAGAGATGTAATTCAAATATATTGCAGGCACGGAGATAAGATTTGCAAGCCCAAAAGTTGGGCCGGTTAAATTATTTCCATTTGCCGCATAAGGCAATCCCGTAATAATTGGGAATCCTGTGCCAGCACTAGACAAAGTGGCCCGCAAGTTAATTGTTACAAATACACGGTTGCCAATTTTTGTATAAAAACCAAGTTGGGTTGTATATGATGTTATGGTTGGTGCAATACCGCTGCTAGTCAAAACCGGGGTAAACGTACCTTCTTCGTAGTCATCAAACAATTCACTGGTCATGCCAGGAGCAGCAGGGTCAATAGAAAAGTC